ACACATCACATAGAGAACGCGCCTAACGTGGCTCTCGGTGGCTCTGTGAGTCCCACAGGACTATTCACGGGGCAGTTTGCAGGTGGGGCAGAAATGTCAGACTACGAATACCGCATGCAAGCACCTCTGGGCTTTGAGATCGAGATTGTTACGCCATACACATTCGATACACATGACATACACCAATTCGATTCAGTCATTGTCACAGGAACAGATGCGTTCACAGATCAGCAGTTGAATAGGTTGAGCGAGTATGACCCGTTCGTATTTGTGCATCACTTACAAACCCCACGCGCAGGGCTTAACGCTCTGATTCGTGGCTCTCGATTATTCGTAACCCATACCCCGGCACACATGCGCAAAGAGTTATCTTGGTCAAAGCCACGCAAGACAGCGCAGGTTCTAAGCTATTTCGATACCAGCAAGTGCTATGACCACATGGACAAGCAACCATTTGCATTGTGGGCTGCTAGGAATCATCCCTTAAAAGGTCAGCTACGCGCTCACGCTTGGGCAGCTCAGGCAGGCTATGAGTTCAAAGCTCTTACGGATGTACCCCGTGAACATGTCCTAGATGCTATGGCAAGGTGCGAATGGTTTGTGCATTTACCCTTAGCCTTTGAGTCAGAGTGCAGAGCAGTTATGGAAGCGGTGCTTTCAGGTTGCAGGATTCACACTAACGAAAACGTAGGAATAACTAGCGTTGAAGATTGGCACGATGCAGATGCACTGCGCCACATGGTAGATAAGGCAGGCGATACATTTTGGAAACTGGTAAACCAATGAGAATGCTTACAATCATTCCTACAAGAGGGCGCAACGATAACGCAATTAGATTGTTTGAAGCGATCAACGCAACGGCTGACTTTACAGAGGTCATCTTTGCAATAGATGCAGATGATGTTAAAACCTATAACGGACTTATGGCAGAAACTGCTGGGCTAGATAACGTCAAGGTTTGTATCGCTGACCGTATGGGAATGAACGGGACACTTAACCACTGGGCTTTATGGTTTGCGCCTGACTACGATTACATCTGTTTTATGGGTGATGATCACTTACCGCGCACAGGTGGCTGGGATACGAAACTTGCAGAAGCTATTGGCACAGAGCCGGGCATTGCTTACGGCAACGATTTACTGCAAGGCGAGAACTTGCCTACTGCCGTAGTCATGTCTAGCAAGATCATTAGGGCTACTGGCTTTATGTCACCGCCAGCCTTAAAGCACTTGTTCCTAGATAACTATTGGCTTGCGATGGGTAACGCTTTAGAGAACGTGAACTACTTGCCAGAGGTAATTATTGAACACATGCACTACACAAACGGCAAGGCAGTCCATGACGATAGATACGCAGCTGTAAACACAGTTGAAATGCACAACGGCGATCAGGCTATCTTTGCTGAATACCTAGCCACAGAATTCAGCAATGACGTTGAGAACGTAAAGGCTTGGTAATGAAGATCCTTATTACTGGGCATAAGGGTTTTGTTGGTCGCAACTTTGTTAAGGCTTTGCCAGATAGCGACATAACAGGCATTGACCTAAAAGACGGCCATGATTGCAGGGATTTCTTCAAGAGCAATACAGAACAGTTTGATCTAGTGATTCACTTAGCAGCCATTGTTGGTGGTCGCGCAACTATCGAGGGTGAGCCATTATCTGTGGCAACTGACCTGTCAATAGATGCAGAGTTCTTTAACTGGGTGCAAAGCACTAAGCCTAAGAACGTGGTCTACTTCTCTAGCTCTGCTGCTTACCCAATAGACCTACAAACCACACACCGCCGTCACCGTCTAGATGAATGGGATTTGAACCTTGATGCGGTTAGGAATCCTGACCTGACTTACGGCTGGGCAAAACTTACCGGGGAATACTTGGCGCAGTTTGTAACTGACTCAAACGTGTTTATCTTTAGACCGTTCTCAGGTTACGGCTCAGACCAAGATGCTGATTATCCGTTTCCTAGTTTCATTGACCGCGCTCTAGGAAAGGCAGACCCCTTTGACATTTGGGGCGATGGTGAGCAGGTGCGCGACTTCATCCACATTGAGGACATAGTTCAGGCTGTGCTTTGGCATGTTCAAACCGGTTACACAGGCACGTTTAATCTATGTTCAGGACAAGCCACTAGCTTTAATGACCTTGCTGAAATGGTCTGCGAGGAAGCAGGTTACAAGCCTGTGTTTAACCACATCGAGACTGCGCCAGTAGGTGTTCAGTATCGAGTAGGCACACAGCATTTATCGCATCAGTATTTCGTTCCTAAAATCAGTCTGCGTGAGGGAATCCGTAGGGCATTAGCAGAACGCAAGTAGAATAGTAAAGACTTTAGGAGTTACTTTGGCGATCACCAACGGCTATGCCACCCTTGCACAGGTTAAATCAGCCCTACGCATTTCTGACAACGTAGATGACAGCCTGCTTGAAATGGCTATTGAGTCTGCATCACGAGCTATTGACGGACACGCAGGCCGATACTTTTACTCATCTGGAACAGCCACACGCTACTACGCAGCTGACGATTCTTACGTTACTCAGATTGACGATGTATCAGGTACAGCCTTAACGCTACAAACTTCATCTGCTGGCGATGGCATCTTTGATACAACATGGGCAGTCGGTGACTATCAACTAGAACCACTTAACGGCAACGTAGATGGTCTTGCAGTTCCATACACACGGATTCGCGCTGTTGAAAACTACCTATTTCCAGTTGAGTCAGATCAGGCACTTATCAAACTAACCGCAGTATTTGGGTGGGCATCTGTGCCTATCTCGATTACACAGGCTTGCATCATTCAGAGCAGCCGTATCTTTAAGCGTTTAGATAGTCCTCTCGGCATAGCTGGCTTCGGGGACATGGGCGCGATGCGAGTTAGCCGTTACCTAGACCCTGACGTTGAGCAGTTGGTTGCGCCTTATCGCCGGGTTAGGAACTTTGCTTAATGGCTTCCATTTCAGAGCTACGCGCTGGGATCAAAGCTAACCTAGCCACGATTAGTGGGCTACGGGTTTCAGACTTTCAGCCTGACAACATCAACCCACCAGTTGCCATTGTCTTTCCAATTGGCGTTAATTACGACGATACGTTTGCGCGTGGGATGCAGACCTACACATTCTCAGTTCAGGTAATCGTAGGCAGGGTTTCAGAACGCTCTGGGCAGAACTCCATAGATGCTTACATTTCAAGCACTGGAAGTAAGAGCATTAAACTAGCGATAGAATCAAACAAGACACTTGGTGGCAAGGCGTTCGATCTCAGAGTTACAGATATGCGCAACTATGGGGAACTACTTGTTGGTGAGGTAAACTATTTATCGGCAGAGTTCGTAGTTCTCTGCTACGCAGACTAAGGAGCAATACCGAATGCCAAAATTCGCCGCAACGGATTACAAAATTACAGTGGCTGGAGTTAATCTGTCCGCTAACTTAAACAGCGTGGAACTCGCTTTGGAATCAGATGACCTTGAAACAACCGCATTCGGTGGCGATTTCCGCACCCGTATTGGTGGTCTAAAGAGTGGATCAGTAACACTTCAGTTCATGCAGGACTTTGGCGCAGCCTCAGTTGATGCAACACTGTTTCCTCTTTACAACACACTTGCAACAGTTGTTATCGTTCCAACATCAGGAACTGTAAATTCAACCAACCCAAGCTACACAGCAACTTGCTTAGTCAACAGCTACTCGCCGTTTGCAAGTTCTGTTGGTGACATTGCAACATTCTCAGTAACTTGGCCAACATCAGGCACAGTCACACGAGGTACTGTCTAACTATGAAAATCAACCTGCGCGTAACTTTTAATGATGAAACAGTAGAAGAAGTATCTGCTACTGCGCGTGACCTTGTTGCATTTGAGGACAAGTTCACTAAGTCGGTTGCATCACTTGAAACAGACTTTCGCATTACTGATCTACTGTGGCTTGCATGGCACTGGCTAGAACGTAAAGGCAAGACAAAACTTACCTTTGACGAATGGTGCGATGAAGTTGAAACTATTGAAGCGAGTGAAGAAAGCCCAAAATAACTGGGTTGGGTGACACATCCCAACACTGGCATTTGGCTTATCTATCCTGTGAGACTGGCATTGCTCCGTCAGTCTTAATGGAAGAATCTGAGCGTATGCTTTTCACAATGGGAATGTATCTGCGCTGGCGAAACAGTCAGGGGAACTAATGGCAACATCTAGAGTCACTGGGGTTGCTGACACCGTTAGAGTTCTCAACAAGCTAGACAAAGAGATTGTTAAAGAAGCCCGTAAAGACTTAAGAACTGGCGCACAACCAGTTGCCAGTGCAATTCAATCCAACATCCCCAACCAAGCACCTTTGCGTGGCATGATCCATAATGGGCGCACAAGATGGCAACCGTCAGGCGTTACGGCAAAGGTCAAAACCAACTTTTCTAAAAAGGCACAACGCAATGAAACATCCTTAGTTTCTATTGTTGTAGGTGCTAAAGGAAAGAATGCTGCTGGTGCTGCTTCATTCCAGATTGCAGACATGGCAGGTCGCAAAGCCAAGGGTAAAACCCGATCTGGTAAAGCTATGATCAACAAACTTAATTCAATTGCTAAGGCTTCCCGGTACGTCTACCCTGCTGCCGAACGTGAATTACCTTATGTCATAAATCAAGTTGAAGGTACAATTAAGGGGTTAAGCACCTCGTTGAATAATGAATTAAAAAGGAACAGGTAAATCATGGCAATTATTGTTCCGATTACTACGACCTTTGATCCTAAAGGTTTAGACAAAGCCATTGCAGCGGTAAAGGCTGCCGAGGGTGGCTTCAACAAGTTAAATACAACCGCTAGCATTTTCTCAGCTAGTTTAGTTAATACTGGTCGCTCATTAACTCGAAACGTAACTGTTCCTCTTTTAGGTCTTGGCGTTGTTGTAAACAAGACAATAAATGACGCATCCAACTTGCAAGAAGCGCAGGCTAAAGTAACTGCCGTCTTTGGTGAGCAAGCAAATCAAATCTTTAAGTGGGGTCGTACAACCTCTACGGCTCTTGGTGTATCAAGTAGAGCAGCGTTAGAAGCTGCTGGTACTTACGGCAACTTGTTCCAAGCCTTTGGTATTGGTCGAATTGAATCTGCAAAGATGTCTACTAGGTTAGTTGAACTTGCAGCCGACATGGCTTCGTTCAACAACGTACCTATTGAAGATGCTCTTACTGCATTGCGCTCTGGTCTATCTGGGGAAACAGAACCGCTAAAGCGTTTCGGTGTTGCTCTCAATGATGTACGTCTACGACAGGAAGCACTGAACTTAGGAATCTATAACGGTCAGGGTGTCCTATCAGTTGCTCAAAAGTCACAGGCTGCCTACGCTCTGATTCTTAGAGATACCGCATTACAGCAAGGTGACGTAGCTCGTACCGCTGATGGTCTTGCTAATCAAAAGAAATTCTTAGCTGCGCAGGTTGAGGATTTATCAGGTACTTTTGGTGCGGTACTTATGCCAGTAATGATTAACGTAGTTGGCATCATTCGTAATCAAGTGCTACCAAATCTGCAAAAGTTTATTGAAGCCTTTAAGACTCTTTCGCCTACCGCTATTGTTACTGCAATTCAGATTGGTTTCTTTGCTGCTGCACTTGGCCCGGCAATGATTGCTGTTGGCTACATGATCAAGCTAGTACAAGGTCTTGCTACTGCATTCCAGTTCTTGATAAAGCGCGTAGTTTTAATACCTACTGTTCTTTTGTTAATAGTGGCAGCTTTAGTTAAATCTACTGATGCAACTATGTCGTGGGGTCAGGCTATCTACAAAACCATTCGCGGAGTTGTAATTGCTTTTGTGCAAGTTGGAAATGCCATTATCACAGTCATTAACTACATTGGTAAAGCAGAAAATGCCTTTGCTGTTTTAACAGGTCAGTCACGCAGATTTACAGAAATCACTTATAACTTTGATGGTTTAGTTAAATCACTTGATGACGGTGCTGTTGCCTTTGGCAATTTCAGTGCTGAAATGAAAAAAGAACAATCTAATCTTTCTGCGATTGCTGCGGAAGCCAAAGGTCTTGCTGAATCTATTGACACGCCGGGTGGTGGCGGTGGTTCATCTAAGTCTGTTGGTGGTGCAAGTAAAGCTGCTACTGAAAAGATTGCTAAGTTCACAGAAGCC